CCGCAAGACGGGCGGCTACACCCACCCAGGGGTGAATCGGATTCACATCCCGGAAACCCTCACCCCCGAGCAATACGAGGCCGAGCGTGACCGTCTGGAAGAACTGCAAGAGCAACTGATGGAAACGCCCATCTGTATGCCGCCCTCGGAATACGAGTGGCTCACGGGCGGGCAGATCAAGGTCGGGCGCAAGACCTTCTTCATGCAGGATTTCGTTGGGCTGATGGAAGCCCACGGCATCCCGCGCGAGATCACCGCCGAAATTACGGGTATATCCCGCCCCACCGTGCGCCAACACGCCCTGCTGGCTCGCCGCAAGGCCGTGTGATGAAGAGCGGCCCCGCTGCCCCGGTGGCGGGGTCTAACGCGGAATATCCACCAACTGGTGCATAACATGGACCCCCGTCGCGCCCTCTTCGCCGCCTGCCGCCGCCTCGGCCTGGACGACGACGCCCGCCACGCCCTGCTCGCGGCCCTCACCGGCAAGGCCAGCAGCAAGGACCTCACCGCCGCCGACTGGCGCCGGGTGCTCGACCACCTCAACCGGCTGACCGGCCACACCGCCGCCGGCCCCGGCCGCTGGCGCGAAGGCTGCGCCGCCTTGGGCGCCAAGGTCACCGCCCTGATGGCCGACCAGGGCCTGCCCTGGCGCTACCTCACCCACGGCGCCGCCGGCCGGCCCAGCATGCTGCGCCGCCTGGCCGGCGTCGACCGGCTCGAATTCGCCGACGCCGCCGGCCTGCGCGCCATCATCGCCGCCCTGTCCCGCCGCGCCGAAAAGCGCGCCGAGGCCACCGGCCAGCCACCGGACTGAGCATGGCCCTGCCCACCAGCCTCGCCCACCTCATCGACCTGATCGGCGAGCCCGCCACCGTGGCCCTGATGCGCGCCCACGGCGGGCTCACCTACAAGGTGCCGGCCACCACGCGCGGGGCGCGCTACCGCGAGCTGGCCGACCTGGTTGGCGAGGGCGCGGCGCGCGCATTGCTGGACCGCTACGGCGGTGATATTGTCTATGTCGCCAAGCTCGACGGCCTCGACCTGGAGCGCCGCAACGCCATCATCCGCGCCGCCTACGACGCCCGCAGCCGCGCCGGCGAGCGCAACCTGGTCAAGCGCCTGGCGCGCGAGCACGACCTGACCGAACGCCACGTCTGGTCCATCCTCGGCAGCCCGCCGCCCGAGCCCAACCCCACCCTGGAGCTGTTCGACCGGACCTGAAGCGGTTCAGTGCTGCCCGCCGCCCGCGCTCGCGGCGACACTGGCGGGCATGCGCACCGCCCCCCCCAACACCTGCGGCACCTGCCGCCACGCCACGCCGCCGCCGGCCGACGCCCGCATGCCGGGCTGGCTGCGCTGCGCCGTCGAGGCCGCGCCCTGGCGCTACCACGCCCCCGGCCGCGCCTGCGTGCACACTCCGGCCGAATGGAGTGCGCGGTGAACGACTGCGCCTGGCTGGCCATGGTGGCCATGGTGGCCGTGGTGGCCTGCGTCGTGGCCGCGTGGCTGGTCCTGGCGGTGGTCCTGCTCTGGCGCGGCCACCGGCGGCAATACGCCCGCTACGCCGAGCACCGCACGCTGCTCATGCGCCAGGTCACGCGCGAAAACCGCGCCACCTGCACGGCCTGGGAGTGCGACCGGCGCCAGCGCGCCGCCATGCCCGACGTACACATCAACTGGAGTACGCCATGACAGACCGCCTCCACGCGGCAGCCGTAGCAGCCGTAGGTCGGCAATCCCTTGCCGACTCCCATGCCAGCACGACCGGCGGCATGGGCATGCCGCCCTACGGCTATCGTCGGCCACCCGCGCCGTCAAACCCGTCCGAGATCGGCTCCCATGTCGCCCACATTTGACGCGCCCGGCAAACCACTGCTGGCCAGCCTCACATTCTGGGGCGCGGTGCTCACCCTGGCCGCGCTGCTGGCCCCCCACCTGGGGCTGGAGCTCGTCGACCCCCAGGGCCTGGCCCAGGACCTGGCCGCCGCCGTCGGCGCCGTGTTGAGCGTCCTCGGCCGGCTGCGCGCCACCCGGCGCATCACCACCCTGGCGCGCCCGCCACGGGGGCTTGCCGATGGCTAACCGGCGCGACCACCACGCCTGCTGGCCCTGCCAGCACTACGCCCAGGCGCTCACCCGGCAGCCGCCGGCCTGCCCCAAGCGCATGGCCGGCTACCCCTGGATCGGCCAGGCCTGCAAGCAGTACGAGTACGAGCCCGGCGCCGACCACGCCGAGGCCAAAGGAGAGGCCCGCCATGGCGGATGAAATCGACCGCGCCCAGGACCGCGACGCTCAATTCCTGGCCGATTCCCTGGCCGCCCAGCAGCGCCGCGCCGACCACGCCCGGCTGCCCGCCATGGGCTACTGCCACTACTGCGGCGAGCCGCTGCTCGATGCCGGTCGCTTCTGCGACGTGGAATGCCGCGACGCCTGGGACTACGAGGCCGGCCTGCGCCGCATGCGGGGGGTGGCCTGATGGGCGCGCATCACTTCGAGCGGCATTCCCGCTTCGCCCCTGGCGGTCGCATCCCCGCTTACGCGGGGCCCCTGCTCCGCGCCATGGACTCGCATTGCCGCGACGCCTGGGACTACGAGGCCGGCCTGCGCCGCATGCGGGGGGTGGCCTGATGGGGGCCCAGTTACGCCGCTGGCTGGCCCAGTTGCTGGCCTGCGTGGGGGGCTGCCTGCTGGTGACGGCGGTGACCATCAAACCGGATATCGAGGATGAGCATGAACGCAAATGACGAGCACACCCTGTTGCTGGGGGAGATCAAAGGCAAGCTGGAAGCCCTGGTGGACAAGGTGGATGGCGTGGACGGCAAGCTGGACGGGTTATCTGGCCGGGTGGGCCGGCTGGAGACACGGGGCGCGGTGCACGGCGCCATCGCCGGGGGCTTCATGTCCGTGGGCATCGCACTCCTGGTGGAAAAAATGAAGCACTGGACGGGGACCGGAGGCGGCTGATGGCCCACGGCCCTGAAGCCCGCGCCGCCGTCCGGGCGGCGTATGTGCACCAGGCCCTGCCCATCGAGCAGGCCGCCCGCCAATGCGGCGTGCCCGAGGCCACGGCCCGCAACTGGAAGGCCAAGGCCCGTCGGGGCGGCGACGACTGGGACCGGGCACGGGCCGCCAGCTACATGAGCGGCCAGGGCAGCGACACGGTGATGATGAGCGTGTTGCAGAGCATCCTCATCCTCACCCAGTCCACCCTGGCGGACCTGGAAACCGCGCAAATCGACCCTCTGGAGCGGGTGGAGGCCATCAGCCGCCTAACCGACGCCTACCACAAGACCAGCGCGGCCATCAGCCGGGGCAGCCCCAAGCTGTCGCGCCTGGCCATGGCCATGGAGATACTGGAGAAGCTGGTGGAGTTCGTGCGCACCCAGCACCCCCAGCACGCCGCCGCCCTGCTGACGGTGCTGGAGCCCTTCGGCGCCGAGCTGGCCCGCGCCTACTCATGACCACCCGGCGGGAGTTCCTGGACAGCATCGGCCGCCTGGCGGCCGGCTTCCGGCAGAAGATCGAGGCCGAGGTGGACGGCTTTGCCGCCGATGCCGCCACCTCCGCCCAGCGGCGGGCACGGGCCATGGCGGACCTGGAATTCTTCGCCCGCGCCTACTTCCCCCACTACGTGAAGCGGCCCAACAGCCGCCTGCACGACCACCTCTATGCCCGCCTGCCCGCCCTGGCGGACGCCCCCGACAGCCAGGCGGACGCCATCGCCGCCCCACGGGGCGAGGCCAAGTCCACCCTCACCAGCCAGATCTTCGTGCTGTGGTGCGTGCTCACTGGGCGCAAGCACTACGCCATGATCGGCATGGGCGCCTTCGACCAGGCCGCCATCATGCTGGAGGCCATCAAGGCGGAGTTGGAATTCAACCCCCGCCTGGCCCTGGATTTCCCCGAGGCCACGGGCCCCGGCCGGGTGTGGAATGCCGGGGTCATCGTCACCCAAAACAACGCCAAGATCGAGGCCGTGGGCAGCGGCAAACGCATCCGGGGCCGGCGCCACGGCCCCCACCGGCCCGACCTGTTCGTGGGCGACGATCTGGAGAACGACGAGAACGTCAAAACCCCCGAGCAGCGCGACAAGCTCCAGGCCTGGCTCACCCAGGCGGTGCTGAAACTGGGGGGCGCGGGCGAGAAATTCGACGTGGTGATCATCGGCACCATCCTGCATTACGACAGCGTGCTGGCCCGCCTGCTGCACAACCCCCTGTGGATGGGCGCCAAGTTCAAGGCCCTGATCCGCTGGCCCGATCGCATGGACCTGTGGGACGCCTGGGAGGGCCTGCTGCGGGAGGCCGGGCCGGAGACCGCCCGTGCGTACTACCAGGCCCGCCAGGCCGACATGGAGCGGGGCGCCGAGGTGAGCTGGCCCGCCGGCCGGCCCCTGTACGAGCTGATGCTGATCCGCGCCCGTGACGGCCGGGCCAGCTTCGACAGCGAGCTGCAGAACGACCCGGTGGCCGGCGACAACGCCCCCTTCGCCGCCGTGCTGGATGGCCCGGACTGCTGGTGGCACACCCTGCCGGCGGGCCTGGTGTACTACGGCGCGGTGGATCCCTCCCTGGGGCGCCAGGGCGCCTCCCGCGACCCCTCCGCCCTGCTGGTGGGGGGGCTGCACCGGGCCACGGGCACCCTCTACGTGGTGGAGGCCCGCATCGCCAAGCGCCTGCCGGACCGCATCATCGAGGACGTGATCGCCCTGCATGCCCGCTACCGCTGCGCCGTCTGGGCCGTCGAGGCGGTGCAGTTCCAGGAATTTTTACGCACCGAGCTCATCAAGCGCAGCGCGGTGCGGGGCATCCCCGTGCCCGCCCGTGCGGTGAAGCCCGTGGCGGACAAGCTCCTGCGCATCGAGACCCTGCAACCCCACCTGGCCAACGGCCTGATCCGCCTGCACCCAAGCCAGACCACGCTGATCGAGCAACTGCGCCACTTCCCCAAGGCCGACCACGACGACGGCCCGGACGCCCTGCACATGCTGTGGATGGCGGCCACCACGGGTTACGCCGGCCTGGCCCACCAATCCGCCGGCGCCCGCCAGACCGTCGGCGCGGCCGATCGCCTGACCGCCACCGGCTGGGGCACGGTGGCCGGCGGCAATGACATGGACGGATACTGATGGCCACCACACGACCCGATAAAAACGAGATCGCCACCACCCTGGACGGGCGCGACATCACGCGCGGCTATGTCTCGCCGCTGCTGCTGGAGCCGCCCGACGACACGGTGCTGATGGCGCGCGGCGCGGGCGACTACGGCCTATACCGCGAGGTGCTGCGCGACGACCACGTCAAGGCGGCGCTCACCCAACGCATCCAGTCGGTGATCGCCCGGCCGTGGGAGGTAAAGCCCGGCGGCAAGCGCGCGGTGGACCGGGCCGCCGCCGCATTCCTGCGCGAGCAGATCGAGGCGCTGCGCTGGGACGACATCACCGCCAAGATGTTGCACGGCGTGTTCTATGGTCACGCCGTGGCCGAGGTGCTGTGGGAGGTGTACGACCCCCACGCTCGCAAGACCGGCTCGCTGCCCCCCGAGGGGGCGCAGTTCCAGCCTTCGGACGGCCGCGCGGCTGGAACGGATGGCCTGCGCGTGCGCATCAAAGACATCAAGGTGCGCGACCGGCGCCGCTTCGGCTACGACGGGGCCGGGCGCCTGCGCCTGAAGACCATGGCGGACTACAACGGCGAGCTGCTGCCCGAGCGCAAATTCTGGACGTTCGCCGTGGGCGCCGACCACGACGACGCCCCCTATGGCCTGGGCCTGGCCCACTGGCTGTATTGGCCGGTGTGGCTCAAGCGCAACGGCATCCGCTTCTGGTCGGTGTTCCTGGAGAAATTCGGCACGCCCACGGCGGTGGGCAAGTTCCCGCCGGGCACCGGCCAGGAGGATCAGACCAAGTTGCTGGCAGCGCTGCAAGCCATCCAGCGCGATGCCGCCATCATCTTCCCGGACGGCATGCAGGCCGAGCTGCTGGAGGCCACGCGCGGCGGCAGCGCCGACCACGCCGCCTTCACCGCCATGATGAACGCCGCCATCCTGGTCATCACCATCGGCCAGACCGCCAGCACCCAGGGCACGCCGGGCAAGCTGGGCGGCGACC